AAAGATCCTACACCTAAAGGAAGATCGGGACTTGCGTTAATATTGCTTACATCCACGTTAGAGAGATCTGTCTGACTCGTAGGATCCGGCTGAGACGATGCCACCGCAGCATCCAATGAACCAACTCCCGCAGGTAAATCAACTTGCGGTGTTTGATTAATCAAACCTACATCAACTTCCGGAAGTGTAGTTTGTGACGACGCCTCCGCGGCATCCAACGAACCTGTGCCTGCTTCAGGCTGGGACTCGGTAATTATACCTAGTTCCTGCTCAACCTTGGCTCGGCTGTCGCCATTCTGTACATTCGCACCCGCAGCTTGAGCCGTTTCAATCAGAGACAGACTCGCCGCCCCCGCTTTTGCGTCCTCAACCGAAGTGTTCGTGTCCGTCGTGATAATATCAACCTCGTTTTGCAAGATCTCCGATGCCGTTAGACCAGGTGGGGATGCATCTACATTCGGTGCCGAATCCGTATCAGACGGTGCAGGTAACGCCGGAACAGAACCTTGGTTAGGTTGTACAAACGTACCACCCGTACCCAAAGAACCAAGCCCCGAGTTTTGTGGACCCGAAGGTGCCGTGTTCTGTGCAGGAGCTATAGCCTGAACCTCAACATTCGTACCTGGAATAGTGATTATGTTAGGAGCCGTACTTGTTTGCGTACGAGATAAAACAGACGGTGGGGCTGTATTAACCACTGGATCACTGGACGTTGATGATGACAACGACGTGCCGCTGATTACGTCACTAGCTGGTCCACCCGCAAATGGGTTCCCCGGAGATTCCGCTTGTACATTAGGACCCGCTTCGTTGTTCGACGCCGCGTTCGTAGTTGTACTCGTACCCGCCAGAGAGACAGGGCCACCCAATACCGCAGCTGTTAGCGCGGCATCTGGATCCGCAGTCAATCCGTAATTCGTTCCCGTAGTTACATCCGTAGCTATATTTGCTACATTGGGCTCGTAAATCCCCTCTTCAAATGCCTCACCCGCCGCGTTCGCTAAGAAACGCTGGGCTATCGGCCCTTTGGCTAACGGAATAAGATTCAACGCCGCACCACCAACCATGGATGGAACGAACCCTGTGTTCCTTACATCGTTCTTGACAGTCTGCAACTCTGATTCGCTGATTGGACCGAGTTCCCCGTTGTCATATGCCTGTTGCACCAGTTTATCGGTACTGTCCGCAACGTCACCCGTGGTCATTACTGCACCCGTAGCTAATGCACCAGGTGCGCCAAATAGAAGACCAGATGCCGCCGTAGCAACCGGAACAACGCCCCGCGTTACTTTGGATGTCAAAGCGTCAAGATTAAACCCGTCGTCTCCAAATATAGGAGCTTCTAGGTTCTCACGGTAACTCTCACTCAAGTTCCCCGTTACGCGGTCCGACAGTACCTGTCCCGCGTCCTTCATGTCCCTACCAAATGTCGTAAGCGCAGCCTCGTCACCGTACGCAAAACTTTCTTGCCCAGGAGTTACGCCGACCGCTCGAGCCAGTGCAGGGTCAACTTGACCCTCGCCATAACCAACCTGTGCAATATCCTGACCCGCAAACCTGTTCCCAATGGACTCAAGCCCCGAACCAATTATTTTAAGAGTATCCGCCGCACCACCAGGAAGAAAGTTCCCAAACGTGTCAGAACCCATGTCACTGCCCGTCGGAAACGCGTTAAGAGGATCTCTCGTGTCAACAGGTGTTGTGCGAATTGTGTCCTGCATTCCTGAGATTTCTGCGTCAGAAACACCAGAACTTCGCAACATATCAGCATAACTCATGCCACCACTGCCAGACGAAGTAGTTGAACCCGAATAACTGCTGTTCGCGTTGGGATCCAGCGAACCAATAGGCCCGTCAACAACTTGAGCGTTGATTAACCGCTCCGGACCACCCATCGGATTGACGTAACTAATCTCTTGTGGCGCTGTGTTAAGTGCCGTTAACTGTCGATTCAAATCTTGAGAGTCAGATAACTGAGCTTCAGCAAGCGTACTAAACGAATTGCCCCGAGAATCAGTGTAACTAACCTCCTGAATACTCGCAGGGTCGTCGCTACCCGCAACTCGAGTCGCCTCAAACGTCTTGAGTCCGTCATCCGTATCTGAAACCAACGTGTCAACAGTAGAGCCATCCGAAAGAAGTGTGCCCGTCGCCGTACTCTGACCCGTAGGATCAGCATCAGCCAACTCACTCTGACTCTCAAAACGCTCCTGAAAATTCATGTCCGCTAAATCTGTGTCGCCAGTAGCGTTGCCAGGTAATAGGCTCTCAATAGTCGTGCCGGGTGCCCCGCCTATCTGATCTAATAGATCCTGCGAAACACTGGCACCTGAACCTGAACTATCCAACAAATCAGCAGGGATCTCGTCATAACCACCCGTAGTCGAAACTGGTTCCGTAAATACCGATGAATCAAACTCTCCCAGAGAATCTAAATAATCCTGAGAACCTGGTGTCGTTACAGATTGCTCCATTAACTGCTCTTCAGGAGATAGTCCAACCTCTACATCAGGCACTGATGTCGTGCCGCCAGGTTCAGAAGACGACGCTATCGCCGCGTCCAGAGCAGAATCCTCGCCAGCTACCGCCGTAGAATAAGAACTGCCGTTATAAGTAAACGTCTGACCCGCACCCAAATTGTTACGAGCTTCAGCAAAAGCATCGTCAAAACTACTCTCGGTACTGTAATCCGTCTTCTGAGTAGCAGGAGTCGCCGCTCCAATCTGATCAGCGTAAGAGTCACTCGCACCAAAGGTGCCGTCCTTAAATAGGTTTAATAAATCGCCATCCGTAGCCGATCCCGCGCTGTTCGCAAAAGGAGTACCCTCGTCTAAAGATAGTTGAGCAATAGCCTCTTTAGTGTCCTTGTCCGCCGTACCGCCAGCAATAACATCAGTCCCCAAACCCGCATCTGCATTCGCACCAGTGTACGTTCGAGTTAAATAACCACCCTCGTTCTCAACCCACTCAAATCCGTCCCCAGCATACTGACCCGTCGAAGACACAGAACCAATAGTCGCCGGAGCAGGAGCCGGTGTTGGGCTGGGACTCGGAGACGGTGATGGAGACGGAGACGGAGACGGGGTCGGACTCGGTGATGGCGCAGGGGTCGGAGACGGGGCTGGAGCAGGTGCAGGTGATGGGGATTCCCGAACCGCCGTCCGCTCAGATACCAAATCATTTAACTCAGGAGTCCAGTCGCCGCCACTCGCTTCTAATGCCGCGTTAATGTCAGCCTGTACCTCAGTCTCAGAACGTGCAGGAGCAGGCGCAGGAGCCGGACTGGGTGACGGAGAAGGCGAGGGACTCGGGTCGCTACTCGGACTTGGACTCGGTTCCGGATCACCAAACGTACGCTGCTCCATCTTCCACGCCATAAACGGATTATATAATGAATAGCCCATCAGCTAACTCCTAAACTGTAATTCGCGCCAACGAAACTATAGCCCCGCTTACCCAATATCCGCGAAAATTTATCTGTGTCTACACCAGAATCCTGACTAAGCCAAATCACATCCGTACCCTGACCCTTAGACCAATCCTCAAACATCCCCAATAAAACCAAACCAACACCCGTTTCACGGTACTCTTTTCGGACGAACCATAACACATCTCGGCACAAAATGTCAGAGCTAAAGTAAAATGACGATTTGTAACCAGCAAAAACACCAACAACAACGCCATTATCTTCCGCAATATGAAGCACTTTTCCCGCGTCGTGGACATGGGAACGCGCAATCTCAATCAACTTATCAGGGTCAAAGGTCACCGTTTCGTGGAACTGGCTCTCTTCAAACGCAAGCCGCCCCATCTCAACAAAGTCGGATTCCATGTCCCATGTAAGAGATTCTAGTGTAGTATATTTAATCATATCCGCACTCTACAACAAACCCAAATGAAAATACACCCGCGATTTTTCGGAGGGCATGGGACTCCAACGTAATTACCGAACGATGAATTTACTAAACTGGTATATAGAGCCCGTATGCGTTGACGTACCGCCAGATAAAGGGGGGTGGGGGCGGCGTGTTGGCCTATCGATTGCCTGTTTTGCCCCCAGTAACCCCCAAGGGGGCAAGGGGAGGGGTCGCGTCGCGAGGTTGGTGGGGTCGCGATGGGGTCAAATTAATTTAAAAAAGATGCATTATTTGTGATTTAGTTGTGATTTAGTTGTTGACATTCCATAACGCAGACCCCATAACTCTGTTATGGAAAGCAATAACGCAGACCATTTTAATTAGGAGCAAAACAAAATGTCAAACGTAACAACATTAAGAAGAGCAAGCACCACGTTCAAGAATGCACTCACAAACTCTACAGCTGATGATGTCAGAGAACAGATCGCAATCTTGGAAGAGTTACGCAAGGAGCTATCAGATCGTCAGACTGAGCTACGCGATGCAGCGATCACACTGGGCTTGGCTCGGATGGTAGTAGGTAAACCACGGGAGCTTGCACCCACCCGCGATATGTACATCAAAGCCCATGGCCTTGACGCATTCAATCAGATCAAGCGATCAGGCAAAGCACCTGAAACATTCACTTGGAACGACTAATCAACAAGGGGGGCATTGCCCCCCACCATTCAACAAGGAGCAAATACAATGGAAACTAAAGAAAAAGAAACAACACTAGGAAACAAACTAAAGTTTAAACTCGAGTTCATGATGATGATGCTGATGGCAGATCGTCGCGACGAGGCAGCTAAGATGTACGACCAGCTAATAGAAGAGTTTGACAAACTTGCATAAAACACTTGTACCCCATCAACAGGTGGGGTACACTCAAACCACATTAACAAGGAGTAAACAATATGCCTAGAACATCATTCGGTAAATCAAGACCACAAGAGAAACCATACGCGATATACAAGAACAGCCAGGGTTGGGAATGGCGCGTACTAAAAACATACAAGCATTCGGACGCTGAACGTAAAGATCCATACGCTCGATGGTTTGTCGCTGCAACATCACCCATGATGCATGATGGTCAGTTTGAGCTTGGTGACACCTACGCTCGAGATATCTTGAACCACGGTCACTTGGTACTAGCCGACACGGGATGGTTGGAAGAATATGCTTCGTGATATCGTAACAGGGTTTGCAATGGGGCTGGTGATTTCACTGGCCCTATTCGGTCCCATGATCATGGGATGGGTATAACATCAACACGCCCAGGCGCTACGCTATATGACGGCTACGCCGCCTGGGCTTTTAACCAGGAAGAGAGAACACAATGGGAAACAGAGCAACAATAGAAGTGAAAGACAAAGACAGCAGCGCACCTTGCTATGCGTACTTACACTGGGGAGGATCACCCGAGCAAGTGATCGATGTAGTAACCAAGGCAGCGCCTAACATGCGAAAGACCGATAGCTTTTATGCCATGGCTCGATTGATCGGAGCTTATCACATCGAGATAGATGGGGGCTTATCGCTGGGCGTAACCACTCACAAAGAAGAATGGGACAACGGACATTACGTTGTGGACATGTCACAAGGTACAATTCGGAATGGATCTAAGGTCATAACGAAAGGGATCGACTTCGGTCAGTTCTGATAAGAACACCCAGGCGCAGGGTATATTGCGCCAAGCTCCTTGAACCCTGCAGCCGCAAGGCCGCAGGGTTTTTTTGTGGGGTCGCAAGGTCGCAGGATCTACTTGTGATTTAGTTGTTGACGGCCTGTTGTTTACTTGATAATCTAATCTCATAGGCAATGTCGCCTATTTTAATAGGAGCTTAATATGAAACTAGGATACAACACACACCGCCGCATGATGATTGAGACAGTGGTCGAGATCAGCGACATCGAGGACACTATCTCAAAACTTCCAGAGGACAGCGCGATCCGGCGCAAGTGGGAGCGACTCCACCAAGAGTCGCTGCGAAATCTGCAAAGCTCAATCAGCTACGCGATGGACGATTAAAACCAAGGGCCCTTCGGGGCCCTTACCTTTTGCGCACCTGGTGCGCGTGCCTGGCAACAGGCAACAGAAACAAAAAGCAACAAGGCCGCAGAGTCTCAAGGCCGCAGAGTTAACAAGGCCGCAAGGTCGCAGAGTTTTTAACTTGTGGCGCTGTTGTTTAAATGCTACAATCAAAACACATTAACAAGAAGGAATCTAAAATGAAAAGTGCAATCATCTACAACGGGCCAAGCCTATTGGATGGCAAGCCAATCGTCGTTATCGCGACCTATTCAAACAGAAACAAAAAGACGGGGCACGTCGTGCAAACTTATATTTTGCGCTCGGACATTAACCCGCTCGAGGCCAGCAAAACAGGACAAGACTTCTCAATTTGCGGCAACTGTACCATGCGCGGCGAGGTCACGACGGATCCGCAGCGCAAACAAGCCAAGGGGCGGCGCTGTTATGTTAACTTGGGACAAGGCGTCTTGATCGTTTGGAAAGCATACAAGCGCGGCGTATATCAAGAAGGCGACGCGGCGACCATGGGGCGCGGTCGTTTCGTGCGCGTCGGAACCTATGGGGATCCTGGCGCGGTGCCGTCTCAAGTTTGGGACGACCTATTGAGTGAAGCGGACACTTGGACGGCCTATTCTCACCAATCCGGATGGCGTCCCGATATCGCGATGCAATCCGCGGACAACATGCAAGAAGCAATAGACCATTGGAAAGCCGGACGGCGCACGTTTCGAGTCATTGCGGACCTTGGCGACCTAGACAAAAGCAACGAGGCACTATGCCCCGCGTCGAAAGAAGCCGGACGCCGCGCACAATGCACCGCGTGCAAGCTGTGCCGCGGATCAAGCCTTGCAAAATCCATCGCAATAGTAGAACATTAGGAAGTGGGAGCCTGAAAAGGCTCCTTCTCTACTCCGGATCGAGGGACATCTCCCCGTCGCCATCAGGGCGCAGGGTCGCAGAGCTGTCAGGGCGCAGGGTCGCAGAGTAATGCGACCGCAGCCGAGGCCGCAGACTTTGAAATAAAGCCGCAGGGTTCGCGAACCGCGTACCGTGAGCCGCAGACACCCCACCCCGTAGTAAATTAGAACCCTGATCCCCCTCAAATGAATATATATCCTTGGTAGAGAGGCTCTTTACTAAGAAGAAACTAAGACCACCTCGGGCGAAATAGGCCATATGCCACGCGACCTGATGAGGTGACACTTTTACTGCGTTTCCTTTGGTTACCTTTAATTCCATCCAAAATGGTAGGCCATCCCAAACCACATGGACATCAGGAACACCACCACCATGCACGTTTTCAATGCGTGTGGCATAGGCATTCTTAGGTAAGTTCGTCCTTATCGTGTTCCAAAAGTTCGACTCTGGACCTTTGCTCATCTGGGGTTATATCCTTCGCTGTTCCTTCGATAACAAAGGCTTGTGGATACTGCTTCTGTAGCATGGCAAGTCGTGCCGTAATCTCGTCCCTTGAAAGTTGATCGATGGTGTTAATTGTTTCCCGCCTATCGATGGTCAATCCACCAAGAGCAGACCGGATCTTCTCAGCGTTGATCGCCGCAGAGAATTGACCTGCCTCTTCTGCCCCTTGCGACAGTTCTTGCAGACGTTGAAGCTGTCCGATAGTTGAGACGCTATACCTTCGCTCTCGTTCCTCTCGTAACTCGGTAATATATTCCACAACGTGAGGGTAATCTCGTCCGTTCAATAGAACCGAGGCTTGTTTAGGTGCGATATCATGGGCGTATCCCGCCTTCCTTGCACACTCTGCATTTGAGTAGATACCTTCGACCACATTTCTAGCAAACGTCATCTGCCTATTGGTCAAGGTTCTGCCGTGTTCCTCTTCGATCTTCTTTTTTACCGATGCCATGCCCGTCTCCAGTTATCCCACAACCATACAACAAGTAGAGGTCTTTGCCAAGTTTCCTATATAGGAAGTTCCCAGAGATAAAGTGTAAACACTTTGGGCAAAAACAGCCAAGGGCATAGTAGTAAGTTCTTCGGAGTTCGTAATTGTTTACGCTATTTTGTAAACTGTTTACACCCTTATTTTCTATACCGTAAACACGTTGCACGGTACGAGGTACTTGATATCATTTACTTTTTCCTTGTCTCTCGTACCCTGTTTACGTTGTTTACAAGAAGTTGCCCTATCAACGATGAAAAAAACAAAAATCTCTGGCAACACTCTATATGTAAACTCAGTGGGGTTGACAGCAAATATTAGTTGTTCTATTCTCACAACTACACAACATGTGTTTTATATTAGTAGGAGCAAAACAATGAAATTAGAATTAAAAAACATCAAGCACACCGCATGGGCAAGTGAAGAGACTCATTGCTATCAAGCCAGTTTGTATGTGGATGGTAAGCCTGTTGCCATAGTAAGCAACGACGGACACGGTGGATGTGACCGTGACTATGACCACCCGAAGTTCAAGGGTGATTACCGCGCCAAGATGCGATCAATCAACGAGTATTTTGACAGTCTTCCTGCCTCTCCTTTTAGCTACGAGGGTGCGGATGGTGTTATGATCCATGACAGTTTACCTCAGACGTTGGAGGGTTGGTGCTGTGATGCGGTCAACGATTGGTTGTCTGCTCGTGAGTTAAAGAGGTTGTTGAAATCTCATGTGTTGTTTCAGTTTAAATACAAGGACGGCATTTACCAGAGCAAGTACCACCCAACTGTAACCAATGGCGAGTGGGTAATAAACAAGCAAGCGGGTGAGACGCGTCGCATATTAAACGACATGCCGTTCACTGATGCGTTAGAGATTTGGAAGGCGTCATGAGTGCTTATTACAACGAGATAGATCCGTATGCCGCACAATGGCTACGCAATTTAATTAAATCAGGACACATCGCAGATGGTGTTGTCGATACTAGGAGCATCAGTGATGTCAGACCAGAAGAACTTTTTGAATTTACTCAGTGCCACTTCTTTGCAGGGATTGGAGTCTGGAGTCACGCGCTCCGACGTGCGGGTTGGGACGACGACCGTCCGGTCTGGACGGGTTCTTGCCCTTGCCAACCTTTCAGCAACGCAGGCAAAGGAAAAGGGGTTGCTGACGAGCGGCACCTCTGGCCTCACTGGTTCCACCTCATCGAACAGTGCCGACCTTCAACAGTCTTTGGGGAGCAGGTTGCGAGTAAAGACGGACTTGGTTGGATCGACCTTGTACAAGCTGACATGGAAGGAGCGGACTACTCCATCGGAGCATTCGATCTTTGCTCTGCGGGCTTCGGTGCGCCGCACATCCGGCAACGTCTCTGGTTCGTGGCCGACACCGACAACCCGAGATCACAAGGGTGGTTATCAAGGGGGTCGGATTCGCAACGGGAAGATCAGTACGGACACGTTGGACGTGACGGCGCAACTATCGGGTTGGGCAACGCCGACCTCCATGACGGGGGGCACGGGCATAGCTCCGTCTCACTTGAACGGGAAGCACGGTTGGAACACGGGAGCGCAAGCGCAACTCACGGGTTGGGCAACGCCGACGACATCGGATCACAAGGGGGCGGCGAAGCCGGAGTCGGTGAAGAAGTGGGACAAGCGGGGGCACAACCTACCGGAGCAGGGACAGATGTCGGGTTGGGCGACACCCAACACGATGGACAGTCTACCTCTTCGGAGCAAGGAGTCGATGATCCGAATGCATCAGACCACGCGCAAGGGCAGGTCGTTCCCGTGCAATCTTCGGGAGCAGGTAGCGCCATCGATGATCGAAGCGGTGATGGAAGCGAAGGGGGAAGTTTCCCCGCCGACAGAGCCTATGAGACTAACGGTTTCTGGAGAGATGCGGACTGGCTCTTCTGCCGAGATGGCAAGTGGAGGCCAGTTGAACCCAGCACATGCCCGTTGGTTGATGGGGCTACCGCCAGAGTGGGACGACTGCGCGCCTACGGAAATGCCATCACGGCGCAAGTCGCGCAAGGTTTAATAGAAACATACATAGAAGGAGAGAGACATGCCTAATCATTGTGATCAACAAGTGTACATCCACGGGGACAAGACCATCGTGGAAGAACTATACTCTAGCTTGAAGCGTGAGGATCCGAGGTTCTGTGATCTTGTAATCCCGATGCCCTTATCTGAATCCGAGAACTGGTACGAGTGGCGGTGGAAAAACTGGGGTACGAAGTGGGATGTCGTGGATGTCGATATCACCAACGACATTGAGAAGGATGGCGGCAAGGCTTGGTTCACGTTTAACTGTTGGACGGCATGGGGTGCGCCTATCCCAGTGTGGGATAAGTTGCATGCGATGGGCATTGAGGTTCAAGCGGATTATCAGGACGAGGGTGGTATGTTTGAGGGTGAGTATCATCACGGGGAAGATCGTTCGTGGGAACCTGAGATTGAGGAGGAAGGTATTGAGGATACCATAAACATTTTTAAAAACTTATTGAAGGAGACAGTAGCATGACAGATCGTGAAATGGATAAGATGCTTGATGAGATATTCAAAAAAGTATTCGGGGATCGTTGGTGATGGGTAAGATGAGAGATGAGTTCATACGATTGAGCGAGACGCCAATCATGGACAAGTGCCGCGACTGCCACGGGGAAGGTTTTGTCGAAGTAGAGTACGCGGTTCCCCATAACATCAACAGGGACGTGGGATATTTGGAGACCCGTTCTGAGGAATGCGAGACGTGCAACGGGGACGGAAAGGTTGAGCGTCTTTGCACTGAGTGCGAGGAATGGGTTACCTTAATCAGAGGCGATGATGCCTACATATGCGCGGACTGCGCGGAAAGTTTATAAAAGGAGAAAGAAAATGATTAAAGAGTTTTGGCAGCGGCTAACAAAGAAACAAAAAACCAATAAAAAACTAACACGCAAAGAACAGATCCTTGCGGAGTTGAACAGAGGTGCGGGAACCGCGAAGCAATTATCTGACCGCATGGGTTTGAAGTTGACTATAGTTCGTGTGACTTTGTCCTCCCTACACAAGTCGGGGTTGATCAGGGACACGGGAAAAGATTCTGGGTCTGAAGGTGTGTGGGTTGTTGTGAAATGATCGAATACTTCACGGCACTTGTGATCAGTTACGGGTTGCGGGATCAGTCTGTTGAGGCAGTCATTTGGTTTGAGAACCATCGAGAATGCCAACATGTTATGCAGGAAGATCTTGCGGCACCGTTATATAATTACTTGATGGGCTTGTATGGCAACGGGATCATGATGCGGTGCGAGGTATCGGACGAGGTGTCTCGCGAACTAATCCGCCCGAAACTTAGACCCGAGGGATTAGGCAATGGCTAAGTCATTAACTCCGGCGCTTGAGGCCGAGTATAAATTCTTGAAGCAACAGGTAGATTTTTGGATGGAGGCGCAGATTAAAAAGGATGCGTCACCATCTGTCAAGAATAGATACTGGCATGCCAAAGAAGACTTAACGAAGTTTGTAAGTAACAGAAGGAAGGAGGGGTTTCACATATGAGTCTAGAAGAGTTAGTCAAAGAGGTTGTGTCCAATCCGTGGGCGTTCGGAAAAATTCCAGAGGATTCACCGACTCACATGGTTGAGGATGTAACATCGATCACATGGTACAGGCAGGGTCAGTTTCAGATCCAATTATTTGCCATGCCGCCCAACTGTATTGTGCCCGAGCATACACACACAAACGTGGATAGCTATGAGGTGATGATGGGGGGACGCATGCTGTTAAGCAAACATGGTAGATGGGTGGAGGATTCTGATTTCGAAGTGTTGAACATCAACTCAGATCCGTTCAGTCGTCGCCGTGGTTCTGCTATCAGGGTAAGACCTAACGATATGCATGGCGGTATCGCGGGGCGGCGGGGCGGTGTGTTCATGTCAGTGCAGAAATGGTTGCGAGGTGTTAAGCCTCACTGCGTGGCATTAGATTACAACGGACCTACGATGGGTGATCGACATCTCGAGGGTGTCAAGGCAGGAGATGCCAGTAGCAAGGGGGGACAGAAGAACCTCACATTCAAGGATGCGGCAAGCAAAGAGGATAACGCACCATGGGAATATCTAAACCAATGAGTCCATCGGACAGGATCAGATACGAGGAAATCTATCGTGCGCGTTGGGAAGAACAGACACGGTTAGATAAAATAAAAAACCCTAAACTAGAAATACAAAACGCACATGCGAGAAACGGAGAAAAAGCCAAGGCACATGGACACAAGGGTGGCAGACCCAAGATTATCAAAGAACTGTCTAAGGATGCTACGATGTTAAACAAACTTCTAAGCCGTGAGATCTCGTTGCGAGAAGCTGCGGACATTATGGATCTTACAGTTAAATCCGTTACTCAAATCAAATCTCGGTACGGGTTACCGCGTGACTGATCACGAGGAACGACTGCGCATTATGGCACTGGCCTTACGGAAAGGTTTACCTATCCAGGGCGAGGAAGCTGTATCAATATTAGAAGAGGCGGCGGACTTTATAGAGTTTATGTTTGACTCTCTAGAAGATATCGTGGAGCCGACCCATGAGGCCGACCCCAAGAAGGAGGAATAAATGGATTCAAGAATAGAAGCAATCAGAGATTTAGTTATCAGGACAGAAAAAAAACTTGACGACATAGAATGGGAGAACCCATCAGATCCGAGGATCGAGTACCTAATAAAAGAACTTAACTACTACAAGCAACAAGAGGAGAAGGGCGAGGTTTTCGAGCCCAAATTTTAATATGATAACAGAACTAAAAGAAGTAATTATCGAAGAGCAAACGTATTCCGGCAGCGCGTTCGGCGTAACCGAGCAGGGTGACGGGGTGTTCTTTAACTCTCGCATTGTAGATGCGGTTGGGCTGAAGGCAGGACAAACGGTGCAAGCCTGTCTAGTCCCCAACTTTCCGGACAAACGGGAGAGCATACCCTGGAGAGCGATGCGTGTTGAGGTAACGCATGATGGATTGAACATAATAACTCAAGAAAACGCACCACTTAACTTGAATGAAAAGATTCGCCGTCTTCTGAAAGAAGATGATGGGCACTGGACGTTGACGGAACTTGCTGAAGAGTTGGACGAAGACACCGAGGTTGTGCGTACAGTGTTGATTAACGACAAGTCAATCATGAGTACGTTGGTTTACTTCATGTGACTTGCGTATCACAAACATATGGTGTAGAAGTGGACAACACATTTCGTACAACAGGAGATTTACATGTCGAAATTAAAAAAGAAGGAGGAGCCTAAGTTCAAAAACGTAGCTGTCCTGCTCGATGATCACGCCATGCTAAACAAATTGGCACACTTGGATCAGAGATCTATGGCACGGCAGCTATCTGTATTGATACGAAAAGCCTATGATTCCTTACCCGTATCGGATAAGGTGTAACTATACTGCTCGGTATGGCTCACGCCTGTGGCCTTACTACCTCATACTGGCCCCCCTTTCGGGGGGCTTTCTTTTATGAGAAGTCTTGTGGTGTTAGTTCTTTGTGTCTCGAAGGTGGTGAGAGCAAGCTAATCTTTCTTCGTTGCCGAAAGAACGTATCGTGTTGCGGGTAGTCTCGAGCAAACCACAGAGTATAGAAGGTTCGGTGATTGTTGTTGAGTTTGAACGTGGTTTTCCCGTCAACGTCGGGTCGATCAGTGTGCCATCGGATCTGCTCAAAGATAGACTGGGATCCGTAGTGATGAAATCCTCGAGATATAATATCCAAAGTAAACTTGCAGAACAGATCGTATATCTCAGGGTTCTCGTTGTGATATTTAAGAGCGGACTTCTCCATCTGCTCAAATCTATTGCGGGAAAAAAACTTCATCTCTGCTTGAGTCATCTCTTAGCCTCGTTTGGTTTACCTTTCTTTGCGCGTAGCATGCGTTCGGGCTCCTTACTGTAGCCTCGGATCTGCGTGACGTTGTGTTTCTTCATCCCTTTTAAGAATGCTTCGGCTACGTCCTGGCTTAATCCTGTCTGCAACGCGAGTTCCTTTGCTCCGGTATCCAATCGTCGGAGCCCACGTTTATAGTCCACCATCGTTTCGATAGCAGCGTCATGTTTTATTTGGTTGGTTTTAGTGTCAGCCATTCTCGTGCTTCCTCTCCTAATACTTTTGCACCGATGTCTATCTTAGCGCGTAAAGCCTTCACTATGCGCTCATCGATGGTTCCCTCGCAGATTAAATCAACGTAGGTAACTGGGTTCTTCTGACCGATACGATGCGCCCGATCTTCAGACTGGATTCTTGTCTCCAGATTAAAGTCATTGGCGTAGTATACCACAAGGTTGGCCTCGGTCAGAGTTAAACCGTAACCTGCGGTAGCGGGATTACCCACAAAGAACTTGAGTGGGTGTGTTGGATTCTGAAAGTCTCGAACTATACGGGCACGTTCATCATCTGATGTGTCCCCGAAGTATCCAGCA